CTTATTGCAAGGGCAGGCAATTGAGAAGGATTAATTAATCCTGAACCATCTAACCCCGCATATCCATTTATAGCATCTTTTCCTGATAATAATTGGTAACCGCTTAAATCTTGGTCTCCTGTGTTTGTTCCTGAAACTAAATCTAAAGCAGCTATATTAGCGTGTATATCAGTAGAATAACCTGCTCCCGAATGGTCTCCCCATCCATAAGCTGTATTAAAATTAGCCTTTTCTGTTGGAGTAACAAATACTCTTGTAGCAGTTTCTGTTATTTCGTCAGCATCATAATCACCACTTGTAGCTACTACAACACCTGTTCTACCAAATACACTATCTACTGCACCATCTACATAATTAGCATCAGCATATTCTTTTGTTATTACTGCTTTAGCACCAATAGCGTTAATCTTAGCTGTAGTTTGCTCAGGAATACTTACCTCACCACCTTTAAGTACAATTAAACCATCTTTCCTGTTACCTGAACTTGTTCCTACACCAACAATAAATGCTCTGTCAGCAGCGTCTATACCAAATGCTTCTGAAGCAGTTCTAGTATAATCGGTATTCCATAATCCTACTGCTAATTCAGCACCTGACCTTGTAATAAGGCTCTTACCTATTGCAGCAGCAGCTTGTCCTACAACTACGTTATAATAACCTGCAGCGAATTGACTAGAGTCTCCACTAGCAGTACCCATATTATGACCTGTACCAAATCCTGCATTATAAATACCTTGTGAACCACTTGATAAGTCTCTACCAACCAATATAGAAGCAGTACCACTATTCAACATTTCTTCACCATCTGAAGCTACCCCAATTGTAAGAGAATAAGTTCCTAATGGAGTATCATAAACACCTGAACCTACTTTATATCCTGAGTACATTACAGTAGTATCTACTGTTAATCCTGCACCTATTTTTATAGTTCCTAATGCTTGGTCAACTGTAATTCTTTGACTAGATGCTGAAGATAACCAACCTAAATTAGATATAGTATCTCCACCTGCATCTGTACCTGACTCAAAATAACCTTCAAAACCTGTAATGAATCCTTCACCATCTATCCATTCTTTGGATACTAATGCTTTATTACCAATAGCATTAATACCTGCTATTGTTGAGCCATTAGCAGTTATTTCACCTGTTAAAAATGTATCCGTAGTTGAACTATTACCAATATAAACAGTATTACTACCTTGACCTACTGCATCTACACCAATAGCTATTTCATTTGTGATACCATCACCACTAGCTTTTACATTAGCACCTATAAAGATAGAATCAGCTACATTATAAAGTTCGCTAGTTGCGCCATAAAATCTACCTGCCTTAGCACCTATTGCAGTATTGTTATCACCTGTTAATAGTTTCCATAAAGCATAAGTACCAAATGCTGAGTTATTATTATTTGTAGTTACATTGTTCATTGTCAATGCACCAAATCCTGTATTGCTATTACCTGTAGAATTGTATTCTAATGCTTGATAACCAACTCCTGTAGATAAGTTTCCTCCTACATCTGATTTCATAGCATTAAAACCAATACCTAATGTACTACTATTTGCTACCTGAGCATTAATACTTTCAGCAGCTAAATCTCTTACTGCTTCTACATTTCCGTTACTACTAATAGTTACAATACTTTCTTTTACTCCTTTTGCTCCATCATCACCAAGAACAATAGCTTCAGTTGTTATAGGCAATGCTGACGTTACAAATCCACTACCTGAAATTGCATTATTAGCCCATTCTTTAGTAACTAGAACAGATGCTGCAGCAGCATCAATTATTCCAATAGTAGATAATGGTGCTAATACCTCACCTGTGGATGAGTTAGCTGAAAATACATTTGATGTAGCGTCAGTGAACTCAATTACCCCTGTAGTCTTAATACCTAAAGTAGATAATTGGAAAGAACTATCATTACCAAATCCATCTGTGATAATTTGATAAGAAGGTGTAACAACACCATTACCACTAAATTTTAATAAACCTTGATAGGTTGAATTTATTGTCTTATTCGTTAGAGTTACGCCCATTATTTATTATTTTTTTTTCTTCTTTACTCAGTTTTGAGATTAGCTTATCTAGCTTTATCTCATAGCTTTTCTTTACTTTATATTTATTTATTATATTCTTTGACTCCATTCTTATTAAACAGATTTTATCCTAAATACCAAGTAGTAGTATTTACATCTTTTTCAGGGTTCATATCATCATTAAAAGCAGTATATTCACTGTAATCAGACTCATTATCTCTTAAATGCTCGATAAGTCTATTAGTATAGAACTGTGCTTTATCATTAGCTAATTTAGCTAGTCTAGTAATCTCTTGACTAGAAGCATTAAATGAATTCTCTGAGTTATGTTTAAATACACCACCATCTGCAATCATAAATGCTGAGAAAGGAATATATTCAGCCTGAGTGTACCAAGCTAACATAGGTTTGATAAAGTCGGTAAGAAGCGTTCTATACGCTTCATTACCTAAATCGTCTATTGTTCCATCGTCAACAATATTCTGTAATTTAATATAAAGGTTCGAGCCTAAATAGTTTTGAACGTGAATATCCTGAGCAGTTTCTATAAACTGTATCATCTTATCAGGGTCTACATTTCCACTGACAATTGATTTTTGTTTTATATACTTTGGTGATACAAATATTGCTTTTGCCATTATTTCTTTCCTTTTATTAAATTCTTAATCTTACTTAGAAACCTTCCTTGATTAGGCATATCAACAGGTCTTATTCCCATTTCTTCAGGGTTATTTGGTAAGATTAATCCTTCTGATACTGCTTCCTCAATATTAACTGCTCCTGTACCTTTCTTTTTATAAACTAACATAGTCCAAAAATGATGGCAATTAATGCCTCCCTTATATTTTAGCAAACTATAATTTCCACCTTTGTGTCCGTGTTCCTTATTAACACCTCTAAAACTCATTTGATTAATATCCTCTTTACGGAAAACTATATCATTAACAGATAGTGTTTCTATTCTTTTACAAAAAGACCTACTATCATCATCATTTCTTACAGGTGAATATTTATATCTTATCTTATAAATACCCTTATCTTCAATAGACTTTTCATTAGGGTTAGCATCAGCTAATTTAACTCCTGTTTCAGCATCACATTGATATATCAATTCCCAAGAGTCATCTACGACCTCTCCTGAGGCATTTAGAGACTCAATTAAGGCATCTTCTTGTTCTTTTGTTAGTTTGGTATGACTAGAGAGTTTTTCGCCTGTCTCCTGCTCTTTAACAACGCTTGTAGAGATGTTATCTAATTCAACAAATTCTATTGGCTGTAAAGTAACAAAGTATAATGATAAAAATATTTTATTAACTGCTAGTATATCATTTAGAGCTGAAATTATATTCTGTTGAAAAGGTCTAATAACTATGTTATCCATTAAAATAGATGCAGTCCTTAACTCTTCAGCATTGTTTCCAAATCCTGTATTATCTTTAATACCTAATAAAATTGGCGATACAATTCCGTGACCTAACATTATCTTCTCTCTACTCTCATCAGCTAAGAACTGATATTGAGCGTGTGCATCAGGTAAATGAATAGGGTCTATTGTAGCAGCAGTTTCTTTATCATCATTAAACGCAATTATGAACTTACCTCCATTTCCTGCTCCACCAAACTTATCGTTTATCTTTCTTTCCATACCTTCCTGAATTTCTTCAGTAGGCGTTCCATTGTTAAAGTTAATAAGTAAAGAAGGTTGCAAGCCATTCTCGATATTTGACAAATGATAGTTAGATACCTCTTGCTCCAACTCACTATACTGTAAAGATGATTGGTAATCACAAGGTGAATAGTAGTAAAAGCCCGAAACATAAGGTCTAACGATATACACTTCTGTAGTTTCTTTTTTATTTCCATTTCCAAAAGTAGGTATTCTTTTAGGTTTGTCTCCGTTCTTAAATTCTTTCCAATTAGGGTGATAATAAAATCCTTTTATAACACCATTAGTAGTTTTTTCTGCTCGTAAAGTTTCCATAGGGTGATGCTTTATAGCAATCACCTTAGTTTTGGCTTTATTATAAAGAACCTTAAAACATCCTTGTCCTAATAGTTTTCTATCTCCTACAACCTTACGCAATTCTTTTTCATCAATAAGTTTCTTCATTTCTATGTAAGAATCTCTATTGATATTTCTATCAACTGCCTCAAGTCCTCTACCATAAATCATATCAGATATACCATTAACACATCTTGCATTAGTAGGTGAACCTAAATATCTTTCTATTATAGAACCAAAGTAGTTGTTATCCTCACCATAAGAAATCCATTCTTTACCAACAGTTTCTACTACAGTAGGTCTCTCATAGTGTGATAAGTTCACAAATCTTACCTGTGGGTTTTTTACATTACCCTCTTCTGTTTTTTTAGTCATAAATTCTTATTATTCTATTATCTTCGTCTTCATCAATTGTAAATTCTCCATCATTAATACTGTAATCATCAGAAACAAGTCCTGCAATAGCAGTAGCCTTACATCTATGTATAATCGCCTCATTAGTTCCTGAATCAACATCATACCAAGTCCTATCAACAGGATTGAATGTTTGGTCATCAGAATACTGTTTTATTTCAATGTTGTAAGTGTTATTTACTTTCAATATAGTAAAGTCACACTCTACTGTTAAGTAATCACCATCAATAGCAATAGCACCTAGTGTTAAAGCCTCATTATCCAAAGTTTCAGTAGCATTACTACCTTCCTCTGTAATAGTTACGGATGTGAATACAGTAACATTTGTTAGGTCAATGTGTCTAGGTATAAACTTCAATACATTGGTTACTGAGTTTGTATTTAATATCTTCATACTATAATACCAAAAAAGTATGTTTTTGTTTTGAATATAAATAAAAAAGCCTCCGATTAGGGAGGCTTTTATAAATAAATATTAATTAATTGTAAGTGTTACACACCCGCAGTGATTGTTCCACCTGCATCAACTAAGTTAGTATCAAGGAAATTAGCAGGAGTTTTCTCCATACCTGTTAGGGTAAGAGTATATCCACTAAAATCTCCCATTTGTTGTCCTGTTACAACTGTTCCACCTGTAACTTCCATTCCGTTTAGCAATCCTGCTACAAAGAAAGCACCATTTTGGTCTTCCACAATAACGTGAGGATGTCCGTAAGAAATTAATTTAATCTCTTTGTGGTCTTCTTTAGATAGTCTAGGCATAGACAATTCAAGAACTTGTTCAAAAGCAGTAGTTCCATTTTCAACAGAAGACTGAATATTTTGAGTGAAAGAACTTGAAAAATGCACCTCGTATTTGTAAGCAGCAACTGCAACTCCTAGAGTGTCAATTACATCTAGGTCTGTTATATTATAGGCTAGTCCATCAATATCTCCATAGTTAATGAAATAGATATTTTTGATACCACCTACAGAATCCTTACAGGGTTTTAAACGCCCTAATGATAAATTTTCGCAAGCCATAATTTTATAGTATTTTTTTTAGATTATTAGATTAGATTAGAAATAGGATTTGGAGGGTAATTAAACCCTCCATCCCCTTATATCAAATCACTTATTATGCAGGTGTGTAAAGTACTACCTCTGCACCATAAGCATAACCTACTGCTGCAGTATATCGCATAACAAATCTCACATTTCGTGAACCATCTTTGTCAGCCATATCCAATACTTTAACCTCATTTCTATCAGAACTTAAACCTGTTCCGAAGAATAAGTTAGAAGACTGAGCAGCTACCATATAGCTAGAAGGCATACCTGAAGCCATAAAGATGTTTACACCTTCAAATTGTAACTGAGAAAATCCTTGATTAGAACCTTCATTTCTGTAACCATCTCCACCACCTTGTAGTGCTAAAGAAGAAACATACGCTCTCCAAACATTAGGAGCAACATATAATTTTAAATCCTCTTTACCATAGATAGCCTCAGGGATAAGGTTTGTAACCTTTCTCATTTCAGCTTGGATAGTTCCTGAAGCAGCAGCAATACCTGCTTGGTCAATTACAGTCGCATCAGCAGTAAATAATGTGATTAATCCATCAAATTCACCTTCGTTTCCGTCAGCACCATTCCAAATGATAGACTCATTTGCAGTAGCAACTTCAGCTACAGTTTTACCTATAATGAAAGAAGCTAAATCAGGAGGTAAATTATCGTGAGCCGATAATCCCATAGAAATTGCATCCCAATCATCTTGGAAATCTTGCTTACACAAAGTGTAGTTCACTTGAAACTCCTTAGGAGTAAGTGTATTTTCATCAACAGTGATGGTAGCAGTAGGCGTAAAATCACAAGTTCCATCTTTGATAAGGTCACTCATCGCAACTCTTTTCAATACTTGTTTGAACTTGATATTAGGCTTAACTGTTATTCCACCATTACGAATAGTAGTTGGTGATAACAAAGCAGCAGACAAATAAGGCATTGCCTTTTCCCCCGCATAGCTAGTTGTAATATTAGTTGTTGTTGGCATTTTTTATTGTTTTTTTGTTAATTAATTGAATTAAATAATGATTTGAATACCACATCCTCTGTGGTTTGAGTTCGGTTTTGAGCGTAAAGAAATGTTTGTTTCTTTTCTACCATACCTTCAGGGTCGTGTACTAAATCATCTGTAGTTTCATCTACCTCACTTAGTTCAACTGACTCCTCAACTACTTCTTCTGTTACAGTTTCTTCAGATAGTTCTGCAGGCACTTCTTGAGGTGTTGAAGGTGAAATGCTTTCTAACACTTTCGTGTACATCTCTTTAATTTCAGCTATAGCAGAATCAAACTCAGCTTTAGAAACACTTGCAACAGGTGCAACTACTTCTGCAGGAGCGTCAACTTCGGGAGTGTCTTCTAATACTACTTCCTCTGAAGAGACTTCTTCTAATACAACTTCTTCTTCAACTACTTCATTAGGTGAAACTACCACTTCTTCATTAGAATCTGTTACTGTACTTTCCTCAACAGGTGTACCAACCGATTTGGCTAGTTCCACTATTGCATCGAAAAGTTCCTTTGGTTTTCTCATAGTTTTAGTTGTTAATTTTATTCTTATTATTAATAATACTAGATAACGAATCTTTTGTCTTATTTTCGTTAACTTCTATTCACATTTTTTGTTCTAGGTTCTCTACTATTTGATTTAGCACTTACGCTATTGTCACCATCTACTGAACCTATTCCTTGAGATTGTAACTCACCATCACAACATTCTCTTGAATAACTACCATCCTTACATAAACAAGCAGTCTTATTCTTTTTAGGACTAGAATTATACTTATTAGTATCGTACTTTCCTTTTCTTTTATTTGCCATAATTATTTATTTAAACTGTTTTTATATTCATCTATTAATGTATTAATCTTTTCTAATGCAGACTCTTCTTCAGCATTTACAATACTATCTTTAAATACCCCTTCAATAGAGAATCCTAAGTATTCACCATCTTTAATCTTTTTCCAAACATCATCATTCTCTACTCTAAATGCTACTACCCAACTTCCTTTAGGTGCATCTAGATTATAAATGTTGCTTTTATCATTAGCAGGGTCTTCTACTATCCAAGATTCAGTTAAATAAACATCTCCTACCACATCTTTATGGTCAACTGTAGTATTATGTACTTTAAGTGTTTTAAGGTACTTTTCAGCAGCTTTACGGACTGTTTCTTCACTGAAGGTTATGTTGTATTCATATCCTGCTTTAACTCGTCTAATAAGCTTATTTGGGATAAGAGCGAGCCCTACAACGATTCTCTTGTCATTATCCACTGCTTTCATTTCGATTTTCTGTTCATTTAAGTGAACAAAATCTCTTTCAATTGCAGGTCTGTTTACGAAACTAATGGCATTAATACCACTATTCATACCATCGTCAATTAGTAATTCGATTGTTTCTATTAATTCCATAGTTTGTTTATTATTCTTTTTATAAATGATTCTTTTTTTATAGGTAACCTATTAATGGCTTTTTCATCAGCCATCATTATTTCTTGTGGTGTTCTATGTTTTTTCATAATATTATCTTGCATCTATTTCCCAAGTAGAATCTAATTCAAGAGTACAATTTCCTGTTCCATCTAAATTTCTCACCTTAAAATATGTTATATCTCCATTTAGTATTCTATCGTGATGATTACCTGTAAAGTAAGCAACATCTCTACCACCTTGTGAGTTATTTATAACTCTTGTTTGTTGGTGAATAATCGTTTCTACTGCATCTCTAAATCTAATTAATTCTATAGAGTATTCGATATTTTGTACTCCTTCTAATACAAAATCCCAACTAACTGTATACTCAACAGGATTTGTTCCATTAAACTTAAGTTGTGCATTTGCAGGTGAAGAAAAATGTTGTAAGTCTTTAGCAGTAAATGTTCCTGCTAATACCTCAGATACATTCTGAGTATTAATAGTTGTCTCCACTTCTGCAGCTAAAGCCAATTCTCCTCCAACAAAAGTATTGAATAACCCTTGATTGTTAGCAAACTCACTTGATAAGTCACTTTCACTAATATTAGGTACTATATTTGCATCTGTAGGGTCAAATACTCCATCTCTTGAAATTATACAACCTCTCAATTGAAGGGTTGAAGGGTTAGGAAAGTTTAAAGGCTGAAAGTCTAATAACGCTGCTGAAGCAGGCAAATCGCAATTTATGTCTGACAAAAATCTACTATTCATCTGAAACAAAAGTCCTTCTTTAAATAAAGGTTCTGTCATTCCTGCACTTAAACTTCTTACTATTGATGTTGTAATTCTATATCCACCTCTCCATAATCCGTGAAGCGTTAATGAAGGAGAACCACCAAATCTACCTGTACCTGTCTCTAATCCCTGTCTATAATCATAAATATCTCCTAAACTTGTACAGTCAATATAATTTATTCTTGTAAACTCAAATGCGTTAAATCCTGTAGCATCATAAAGTTCGTAAACCTTAGACCCTGTTCCACTAACAGTAATAAAAAATTCCTGACCAAGTAAATTCCCTGAACCTATTGGTATGGACTCTGATATGAACATAGTATAATTATTTTCTGAGGATATTAGTCCACTTATATCAAAGCTATATCCTCTTATAGTCATTCCGTTAACAGGAACAGTTATTTGAATAGTACCTAAATCTATTACGCCATCTAAAAAATATTCTTTAGTGGAATCAATAACTCCACCTAGAGTAGTTGCTACATTTGCTTGAGTAACAATTATCCTTCCATCTAAATCAGTAGGCTCTACTGCTCCTTCTCCAATCCATTGACTTCCATTCCAATATTCATTATCTCCTGTAGATAAGTTGTGAATAACCTCACCTTTCTCAGGGTTGAGGTTATTTCTTTCAGTAGTTGTTATCGCATCGGGTCGAACTGTGATAAAAGACCCTTTTCTTGTTCTTGACATTATATTTATTGCTTTATATTATTAATACTCCGTTTATATCAAATTGTTTTATATTCCACTACTATTAATAGCATTAGCTTTCAGTTGTGCTGCAGTTTCTATATCATCATAAACTACATAAGCTTGAGTAGGATTGTTAACCTGATTAGCAATAGAATCGGCTAATTGATTAGATTCACTATTCCCCACTATATTAAAGTTTGGCGTAAAAGCTGCTGCTCCTCCACCTGAACCTCCACCTGAACTTCCTCCTGCACTACTAGCACTTCCGCCTGAGCCTTTAAGGGTAGTTGCTAAAATGCCTGCAATAGATATACCTGCACCTATTGTATTCTTAGTAATTCTAGCTGCACCTGCAGCTTGTTCAGTAATACTTGCTGCCTTAAAACCTGCTGCTGCTGCTGCTCCTGCAAATGGACTGATAGCAAATGCTTGTGCGGTTGCTGCTGCATAAGAAGAACCTATTGCTGCCATATTAGCCTTAATTTCATTATTAGCTGATATAGTATTTATAACTATACCTGCTACTGCTGAACCTTTTTCCAATATTAATGCTGCTAATGCAATTGCTTCATTTTCTTTACCAATAGCTTTAAATACATTTGATAATCCACCTATCCAACCTACATATTCTAATTGAATTTCTTTCTTAGCATTTATCTTATCCTGTTCTAATTGAATTTCTTCAGCCATTCTATTTTGGTCGAACATTCTTTGTTGGTCAGCTAATTCCTGAGCAATAGACATTTTATCCTCACCTGCTAGTCTTAGCTTCTCAGATAATTCAACTTGTCTATTAGCAAAATCAGCATCTTCAGCATCCCATACTTTCCTAGTTAATTCCTCAATCTGCTCCATTCGCATATTAACAGTATCCTCATTTAGCATACCAATATCCAAATTGCTTTCAGCTACATCAACATCAGTACCTAGTTCTCTAGATAATTGTTGTAATCTAATATCCTCTAATAGATTTGCAGTCTGTTTAGCTTGTAATACTTTTTGAGCATCTACTGCTACTTGATATTCAAGTTCAGCTTTAGTAACCTCTTCAGCAAATATAGCTTCAGCTTCAGCTTGCTTTTTAGCATCCTTATTTTTCTTCTTAAAGTTTTCTAATCTAAGTCTCTCTTTCTCAATGAAATTAGTCTTAACAAGTTCTAATCCTTGTCTCTCATAATCCTGACTTCTAGCTAATCTTTCTACATCATCAATATCATCTAAATCAGCAGCATCCCTTCTAAGTTTAAGAATAGCCTTTGACATATCAAGTAATTTCTTCTTGAAATCTCTTAATGTTTTAGCGCCTTTATCTTTCTTATCCTTACCAAATAATGTTAAAGCTAATGCTCCATCATCTTCAGTTAACATAGCCATATATTTAGCAACTACATCCCTACTGCTTTCTAGCTTATCATCTAAATTATTCATAGCAATTTTCACACCTTGTGCTGAGGCATAACCTGCACCTGTAATATTTGCTATAATACCTAGTCCAACTGTCTCTACAGTACTTAATTGGTCTTTCAACGCCTTACCTTCTTCTCTTATTTGAAAAGTCAATTCCTCTTGAATAACCTCAGCAATTGCTTTAGCCTTTGCATTTCTAAGTAAGGATTCAGTATATAAATCTAATGCTTCCTGAGACTCAGTAGTTAATCTTCCATTTTCTTCAATCTTTAAATTAAGGTCTTCATATTCCTCATTAGCTAGTTTAACGATTTTAGTTAGTGTCTCAGCAGACATATTCCAAGTATTCATAATTTTATCTAAGATGTACATTTCTGTAGCAGCCTCAGTAAATGAATCTGTTAAATCTTCTACTTCCTTCTTAGCTTTCTTTGCACCACCTCCAAAATAATCAAATGCTGCTATTATTGCTTGCATTGCTAATAGCAAGCCTAGAGGTCCTGCAAGAGCCTTCCACATCTGCTTAAGCCCTATAGTTACTGCACTTAGCGAGGTACGAAATGTTATAGCCTTACCTGAAGCCTTTAAGCTTTCATTACCAACTGAGATTAATTGAGTTGATAATTGAGATATGTTGTTTGCCATACCTCTAATACCATAAGGTGCATCCGAAACTACCCTACCAAATTCTATAGCTGAAGCAGTAGCTTGTCCTGAAGAACCACTAACACCATTAAACTGCTTACTTAAGTTCTGTATCTCAATTTGCTTTTTTGCATAACCTTGACTACTCATATCCATTACAGAAGCCTCTTCTCTAAGCTTAGCTATCTGTTTGTTAATTGCAGCAGTACTATTTGCGTGTGCAGTAGTTGACCTTTGAACTTGAGCAGCATAAGATGCAGTAGTACTAGCTAACTTACGTTCAGCAGCCTCTAACTGCTGAACTTTAACTTTACTTTCTGTACGCCTCATATCTAAATCGACTACCTCACCCTTTAATTTTTGGATTTCTGTAGTTAACCTATTCAAGTTGGCTACTGCCTCATCAGTAAGAAAATTTAAATCTATATTTATTCTATTCTCTTGAGTCATTATATTTTAATTAAGTTTCGTTTAACATTTGGTATTAATTCTTTCAATGATGTTGGTGCTTCATATTTCCCTTTAGCAGTCAATATATCCTCATCAGAAATGTAGTAATTACTTATCTTTAATAAGTGTAATACATTCTTTAGATAGTTTGCTTTATCGTTATTATCCATAATTATATTTTAGGTGTTAATTCTAGTCTTCCTACTCTTTGACTAATTGATACTCCTATTCTTTGCTGAGCCTCTATTACTGTATTGTCATCAATAGCAAATGTTGGTGCATTCATTTGATACAAATCATCTATCTGTTCTGAGTTTAATTTAAGTCCTTTAAAGAACATAATCTCATCCATACATCCTACATACTCATTTCTAGTTATGTGGTCATTTTTAACTCCAATAGTTGTTCTTTGTGGATGGTGTCTCATCGTAACATACGAAGCATCTTCAATGTAGGTTAAAGTTTCTTCTACATTATCAATATATAGTTTTATTCCTGCTGCAGTAGCACTACCATCATAAGTCCATACAATATGATACCATTGTCCTAAAACATATCCATTAGATTGATAATCAAATTGAGCAATTAAAGTACCTCCTGTGGTTGAGTCGTGTAGTTCAATCTGTTCAAATCCATTAGCAGTGTGTTTTATTTCCCACTCCTCATTAGTGTCTGTTCTACTAGCAAAATAACTACTATTACCATCTGCAGGAGTAAGTGTTAATTGCTTCCAAGCTGAAATAGAATAAGGTACATCAGCACCATTAGCACTGAAAGTAAAGTCCTCACTATTAGCCATCCAAAAATGCTCCTCATTGGCTGCGAAACAAATAGCATTACCATCTACTCCTGAACCAAATGTAGGTGACCTATCTTCTTCACCACCACCACCTTCATCAAATATCCAACCTGTACCCTGATGATTATTACCACTACTATCATCAAAGTTCTGTTCACCTCTATAATAAGCAACTAAACTTACATCATATCCTTGTGCATTACAATCCCATAGTTCTTCAGTCTCTTCCCATAATCCTGCTGCCTCATTCCATATTAAACAAAGTCCATCATCTTGCCATCTACCTCTATTTCCCCATTGTGCTTCAATATCAGTTAATCTAAGTAATTTTAACTTAGTTTTAGCAGTTGTAATATCAATATCCATTCCTTCAATATAGAAATCATTTCTATTAATAACTATTATGTCATTTAACTTTAAATTCTGAAATATAAGTGGAGGTAAGTATGTTTCTACAATATATCTTCTAGCATAGTTAGAATAAATACTTGATATGTATTTATTATGAAACTTTGCAAATATAGAGTTATCATTTAATTCTCTAGTCCACTCATCAAACTCAGTATTAAAGTGAGTTGTATAATCCTCAAAATAACTTACATTAGAAGGAGCAAAATACTCGCTAGTAACAACATCATCACCCCAAGTAATTGTCCTACCATCACTTATAGTCTTTTTATTGCAATATAATATTAAAGGTAATTTCCCATCTACAGGCTCAGGTAATGATTTTTTATTATCATTAACAAACCATCCCCATTGTAAGTCTGTTAGAGTTCCATCAGTATTGTTTAGTCTTTCATACATCATCTTCTCAAACTTAGGCTTAACATCATACTTGCCACCATCGAAAAGTAAATTATTGGTAGTCTCTACTCCCTGAGTAAAGTTCCCTACATCAAATCTAACGCCTCCAAATTCATCACCTGTTATCTTACCTTGATTTATAGCTAAGAATGTCTTAGGCTTATCGTAAAGGTACTCTACCGACGAATAAGGTGCTATTCTTTCTATTGAGGTTCTATCAATATCAACATATTGTGTAGCCTCAAATGTTCTACCTGTTTCTAACCAATGGTCAACTGACATTATATTAATTTTATAATTGTCGTTAACATCTACCTCTTCAACTGCTATCAAGTTATAAGTTTTCATCAAATCACTTAAGAAACTTAATATCTTTACCTGAGGTAATAATAAATGAGGTACTATCTCCGAATATATTAAAGTATCCTCATATTCTGCTTCATCAGATGACGCATCAAAAAAGTTAAAGGTAGGAACAGGATTTTGTGCAATAAATTGTCTTAATTCTAATGCAGGGGCGAACCCTTCGATAGCACCTGAAGCTAAAACCTTAACCTCTAACCATTGCGTTCCCATTACTGAGTTTATATCAAAATAAACATTAACCTCAGCAGTTTCTTCATCCCATTCTACTAATTCTGTTACTCTAGTTCCATTAGAGTTAACTACAGTCACACTAGCCTTAAGAAATCCACTTCCTGTTATGTTTCGTACAGTAAATTTACCTCTATAACTCTTAAATTCTGATGCTAAGTCAGTAAAAGGTCTAAAGTCAGGTGCTGAAATGGTTTTAAGTACCATTTCACCCTCTTCAACGCCTGCACCAAAGTCTTTTATTAGTCTAGTCCATACATTTCCATCTTCTCCACCTTCTTGTGATGAGTTAGAATAGGTTATATAACCCTTTTTATTGTGTAACCAAACGTATAATTCGTCTAATGTTGAAGGGTCTTCTGCTCCGAATAACCATTCCTTATTAAACACAATTTGTGGGTAATCCTCTTCAATCGCATCAAATATAGCTGAAAGCTTGATTGCAGGCTTTAAATCAGTATAAGTTAGCCTATCAGGACTTGTTACTGCAGGTAAACCTGTTAAAGGTGCTAATTCTCTGAATCCACCATCACTATCTGCATACATAAAGCCTCTAGTATGAGATATAAGTGGTACTTTAAACATTCCATTGCCTGCATTAGGCACTAAAGTAACCCCTGTTTCACCTGTAGAAGGAGGTAATTTAGCTACATCAAAGCTAGTAGACAGTCCTGTTTGCATATTAGCGTAGTTATACGGAAATGAATACTTACCTAGAGAAACTAAAGAACCTAGCTTATGCTCACCTAAAATGTCTTTTAATGATGATAATTCACCATAAAACTGTACATTATAGCTAACAGGCATATTTTTCTCTAAATTAACACTATTTAGCTTAATATATCCCTTTTTATAGTCTATTCCATTAAGTTTTATTAATGCTGAGTGCTTTCTTCTAGAATCATACCCATTTAAAACATTAAAATTACCCCACCTCTTAAAAATTCTATTGTTTGTTGGTGAAGCAGGTAACTTGAATTGGTTAGTGTACGCAGTAAAAACCTTACCAACATCTTTTGCATCCTTTACTGTGTCTTTTATAGAGATTTTAACATTCTCATCTAAGTCAGCTTGCATCCAATTGTCGATAATGTCACCATCATCATTTAAGGTACTAGAGTTTATATATAAATTAGGTCTAATCATTTTATCTTACTGTATTTATCCAATCATTTGCTGAGGTGAACTCAAAAGTATAAGAAATCATCTTATCGGACTTAATAGTCTTTATTTTATAATCTTTACTTGTTAATTTACAAGGTACATTCCAACTTGATTGTGTTTTTGGCAACCATCCAATACCAAGTGCATCATTACTACATCTTACCCATACTTGCTCTGACATCATCATCTCCAAGAATGTATCATTCTCAGTTTCATCTACCCATCCTGTATTAATGGTGAATTTAATAGTGCCATTTTTATTCATTGTTACTTTTTGATGCCTTGTGGATGAATAAGACCCATTGTCAAGTAAATTTCTAGTAAACTCACTACTATTTGTGCTTACTGCTACAGAATATCTACCTGCGAAATGTTGTTCTTGCACACATCCAAACTTATTAACAAAATACACTTTATTATACCCATATTTTGTACAATCTAGGTAGTTAATATCAACAGTTTCATCAGGATAAGGAATTGGAGATTGCTCAAAGTGCAATAATATTCTATCTGCTACATTAGATAGGTGTGATGAACTGATATACACTACTGCATCAGCAGTATTTGTAGAAGGTGTTAATCCTGATACTGTATGAAAAGTTGTATAAGGTGTATTAGGAGTGTCTGACTTAGCTACATTCCAATTTCTAGTCTGTAATTCATAACCTATTAACTTATCTTGTCTTACAGGTACTCTAATTGATATATCAGGGTACGCATTAACAATAGGACTTGATAACATTACTTCCTGATAGGTAATGTTTTGAAAGTTATTACCTTGATGAAAAGTGCCATAACCATCCAAACCTATAAAATAAGCAGTAGGGTCTGTGGTTGACTCTTCAGTTGTTAATACCCAAGTCAAGTCAAATGAAATCCAAACTGCACTTGACTCTGCAGCTTCACTTCCTGTACTAATTGTTACCTCAACAAAGTCTCTAGCAAACTCAGCTATATCTACTGAAGCCTTACCATCAAAAGCCTTGCTTCTTAATGTAACATCAGGATTAGCAGGTTCAGCCGAAACTTCACCTATCCATACTCTTAGGTCTACTAAGATATAGTCTAGATTAGCGTCTTCGTATTCTACCCAAAATGGTGAACGCAAAAGTATTTCTTCAGTTGGTAACCCTGTTGCAGGGTCTATTGGTGCTTCGTATGCTGCCATAATTATATATTTCTTCTTTCTATGTCCCTTACTTTGAGTAATTCAAAGTTTATTGTTGTCATTACTTCTTTTCCTAATTCTTCCATTAGTTCTCTCTGCAAATCACTTTCACCATCTACATAAGATAGTATATTTGCTCCATTATAATTCAATCTTTTAATCGTTCCTTTAGTTCTAATCTTTCTAGCTATTAAATATGCTGATGATTTCATATTCCTATTACTAGACGCTGCAAACATTGTATTCCCTCTTCTTTTAAAGTTAGTAGGTCGGATGTTTCTGTCCCTCATCCATTGCAGTATCTCTACTGAACTAGGTCTAGATTGTCCTGATGATAATCCTTTGTCAAGTAAATCCAATGAACCACTACCCCAAATCTCTAAGCCTTTACCACCATCTTTAGTTTTATGGTAAATTGAATCTACAGTTCTACCACTAGCTACAAATTTCTGTACCCTAAGTTCTCTTTGTAATGTATTTACAATTTTAGAACCATACTTATCAAATATTTTATCAAAATCTCTGCTATCCATTACTCAGGAATTCCATCATCAATTACTTCACATCCACTAATATCATTAGGAACTTCAATTACTATTTCAGCCTCCCATCC